AGGCCCAGCTGGCCCCGCAGGCCCCAGCGGCCCAGCCGGTGCCGATGGAGCGGTCGGCCCCCAGGGCGATCCCGGGGACGTTGGACCCCAGGGACCGCAGGGATTACCGGGCGAGCCAGGAGAGCCGGGCCAGCCTGGCCCCCAGGGCCTACCCGGACCCACAGGCGCCGATGGCGCTGCTGGAGGCGTGGGCCCAATTGGTCCAACTGGCCCGGCCGGAGCGGATAGCACGGTCCCCGGGCCCGCAGGTGCGCAGGGCGACCCTGGTCCCGCCGGTACTGACGGCCCACCAGGCCCAGCCGGGCCAGCCGGAGCTCAGGGCAGCCCCGGCGAGCCAGGAGCCATTGGCCCCGCTGGCGACGTCGGCCCAGCGGGCCCCCAAGGCGACGCCGGCCCCCCAGGACCCGAAGGCCCCGCAGGAGCAGTAGGCCCCGCTGGGGACACCGGACCCGCTGGCCCTGCCGGCGCTGACAGTACCGTGCCTGGGCCTGCCGGCCCCGCCGGAGAAACCGGCCCAGAAGGCCCCCCGGGTGCCCAAGGCGAGACGGGCGACGCCGGCCCTCAGGGTGCATCTGGACCCGCCGGTGCAGCCGGACCCCAGGGCGAGCCAGGACCTGCCGGCCCCGCCGGTGCCGACAGCACGGTGCCCGGCCCCGCTGGCCCCGCTGGCGAGCCTGGGCCCAAGGGTGATGCAGGGGAGCCAGGAGCGCCCGGCCCTGCTGGTGCAGATTCCACGATACCCGGCCCCCCGGGACCGCAGGGCGACCCCGGCCCCGCCGGCGCCGATAGCACCGTTCCCGGCCCCGCTGGCCCAGCCGGAGAGGCCGGCCCCCCAGGCGCGCCTGGGGCCAAAGGCGATCCGGGTGAGCCGGGCGCACCGGGCGCTGACAGCACCGTTCCCGGCCCCGCTGGCCCCGCTGGCGAGCCTGGCCCTGCTGGAGCCGATAGTACCGTTCCTGGCCCCGCTGGCCCCGCTGGCCCAGCAGGAGAGGTAGGTCCCCCCGGCGCGCCCGGCCCTGCCGGTGCCGACAGCACCGTCCCCGGTCCTCCCGGCCCAACAGGGCCCAAGGGCGATCCAGGCCCTACTGGTGCCGATAGCACCGTTCCCGGGCCCCAAGGCCCAGCCGGAGCTGCCGGCCCCGCTGGCCCCGCAGGTGCTGCCGGGCCAGCCGGAGCTGATAGCACCGTCCCCGGCCCCACCGGCCCCGCCGGAGCCAAGGGCGATCCTGGCCCCGCCGGAGCCGACAGCACCGTGCCTGGCCCCCAAGGGCCGATAGGGCCCCAGGGCGACCCAGGCCCCTCTGTGATTGCCGCAACCTTGGATCAGCTAGGGGCAGCCTATGGCCCGGGGGCCATCCTGTCGGCTACGCCCCTGAGTGCCACGCCTGTGCAGATGAATATGATCGGCGCGACGGCCCCCAATTACTTCGTGCCGCCGACCGCCTCGGCTTTCTTAGGCGCTTTGATCGTCAACGTGAGCGCCAGCACCGGCACCATTACATTTCAGCTTTATGACGAGACGGCGGGCGTGGTGGCCTTCTCTCGCGCTGTGGCCCGGGGCACCGTGTCGCCCGATGGCCTTTTGGCCAGCACCGCCTATCCTTTAGCCGAGGGCCATTTTTACACCTGGCGCGCAACGGGCAGCGGCACCGGGTACGCCTCGGTTCAGCCGCTGTATTTAATGCCGAGCACGACCCCCTCGGCCGCCTCTTATTTCCCGCCCATGGGCTTTAACGGCGCGCTCACGACGGGCGGCTCGGTGATGACCCCGGCCAACGCCAGCACGAACATTGCGGCCTACTACCGCAATCCGCGCTACTCCTTCGTGCAAAGCGCCATTTTGACGGTCACGGGCACCGGCACCGTGACCAGCGTGTATATCGGCACCGCCTGGGTCGACACGGGGAGCTGGCCAGAAGGCACCTACTTTTTGGGGCCGTATGCGACGAGCACCGCGACGATTCCCGCCAACACCCAGTATAACTTCGGCGTCAAAGGCACCGGCACCGCCTCTGTGACCCTTTCGGTCTTACTGGTGATGTAGGGCAGCAGTTAAAAAGGGGGGCGCATGCGGGATGTTTTGATTAGGGAGTACACGCCAATTTACCCGGAGCGCCCCTTTGCGGTGCGCAGCGTGGCCATGCCGGGCTACTGGCTGGACTGCGTGCGGCTGAATGGGCCCCGGGACGCCGGTTTAACAGTGACCGACAAGCTGCTGCTGACCACCCACCAGGCGGACCCCTACCAGGCCAGCTTCGTGGTGAATGAGGCCACCCAGCCGCCCACCCGCTTTTGGGTGCGGCCCAAAAGCCTGCAGCTGCACCCGCCCAAGCCCTACGTGGCGCGGTCGGCGGCCAGCGACCATGGCCCCAGGCCCTGGTAGGTGCACCATGCCCCCGCCCCCTACCGACCTTGCCTGTCGCCTTTGCCGCCTGCGCCCGTGTATCCTCTGCTATTGCACCCTGGCCGCCCCCAAGCCCCCTGCGCCGCGCCCTGGGGCCCCGGGGACACCTTTGGCTTAAGTGTGGCGCTAACCCTCCTGGTCGCCACGGGAGCCTACCTCTGGCGCGAAATTCGCAGGCCCCTTTAAAATAAAAAGCCCGCCCCAGGGGCCCGGGCCGCACATGGCGGTTTACACGCCCCAGGATTTTGCGGTCCTATATCTACACGAATGCCTAGCCGCCCCAGGTTGTGTCTGGGGTAGGTTTTGGTGACAATGATCGTGCGCTGCAGGCTGACCAAACTTGCGCGCTTGGTGCCCACACAAAGAGGAAGACACGCATGGCCAGCCCCACCCGCTCAGACGTTCACGTAAACCGCCCGCTGGGCAGCATTGCCGTGGCGACCATTCAGGACGCCAACGACTTTATTGCAGACAAGGTCTTCCCGAACATTCCGGTCCAAAAGCAGGCGGATCGTTACTTCGTTTACAATCGGGACTACTGGTTTCGCACCGGGGCCCAGATGCGCGCCCCGGCTACTGAGAGCGCCGGCAGCGGATTTCATATCGACAATTCGCCGAATTATTTCTGTGACCGCTGGGCATTTCACATGGACGTGGACGACGACACCCGTCAGAACGCCGACGATCCTATCGATCTCGACCGTGACGCGACGCAGTTCATCATGCAGAACCTGCTGATCCGCCGCGAGAAGCTGTTCAACTCCCGCTACATGGTGCCCGGCGCTTGGACCGGCTACACCTACACCGACGGCAACGGCGTGCTGCAGCGTGGCGACTTCGTGGCCCAGGAGCTGTGGAGCAGCGACAACAGCAACCCCATGGCCCAGGTGGAGAGCATTAAAACGGGCATGAAGCGCACCACCAGCATTGCGCCCAACACCATGATCGTCAGCTACGACCTGAATGCGCGCCTTAAAGAGCACCCCCTGGTGCTGGAGCGCATCAAGTACACGCAGACCGCCATTGTGACCGAGGAGCTTTTGGCCGCCCTGTTTGGGGTGGACAAGTACCTGGTGGCCAGCGCCGTGGAAAACAGCGCCCAAGAGGGCCAGGTTGGCCAGTACGACTTTATGACCGCCGACAGCATGCTGCTGTGCTACGCCGCGCCCGCGCCCGGTATTCTTAAGCCCAGCGCCGGCTATATCTTCTCCTGGGAAGGACAGTTCGGCGGCTCGCAGTACGGCAGCCGCATTAAGACCATGCGCATGGAGCACCTGGCCGCCGACCGCGTCGAGGGCGAGATGGCGTTCGATATGCACCAGGTAGCCTCCGACCTGGGCGTCTTCGCCACCGGCCTCCTGAAGGGCCAGTGAGCTACATTGCCTTACAGACGGTGACCTACACCGGGGCAGACGGCCGACCTTGCGCCGCTGCCCCGGGGCAGGAAATACCGGAGTTTGCCGGCTGGGCCGCCAGCGTGCGCCGAGCCCTGCTCAACCTTGGCCGGGTGGTCGACACCGAGGCCAAGGGCGGCAGGGTGCTGAGCACCGCCGGCGGCCAGCTGCGGCTGGTACCCTACAGCCAGGCTGCGCGCCCCGTGGCGGGGCCGCCCGGCCCGGCCCAGGCCCAGGCCGAGGACCAGGCCACGCACGCGCCCCCAGGGCATGTGTGCGCCACCTGCAGCCAAACCTTTGCCACCGCCCGGGGGCTTAAAAAGCACGGCACCCAGGCCCACCGCAGGGGCTAAATGAGCACCTACAGCTACACGGACCCCAGCCAGAGCCCCAAGGACGCGGTGCGGTTTTTAGTGGGCGACACCAAGCCCAAAAAGGTGCTGGTGGGCGGCGAGATGCAGGTCCAATACCTGCTGAGCGACGAGGAGATTGCCTACTGTTTGTCGCAAACTGGTAACGAGCCGCAGCAGGCTGCCGTGCTGGCGTGCGAGAGCATTATCAGCGGGCTGGGGCAGCTGTGCGACCAAACCGTGGGCAGCGTCAGCAAAAGCTTCAGCCAGATGCGGGACGGCTTTACCGCCGTGCTGGCCCAGCTGCGCCGGCGCAGCGCCTTCGGTGGCGGGCGGCCTATTTTGGGCGGCACCAGCCGCCAGGGCAAGGCGCAAACCTACGCCAACCCAGACTTTATCCGCACCCAGTTTACCGCCCGCATGATGCACCCCCGGGGCACCGTGGCCCCGCTGCTGCCCGGCGTGTGGGGCGAGGGCTACGGCCCCGACGCCGATCCGGGCTAACCCATGCCGCCGCTGATTAAAGCCAGGACCAAAACCACGGCCAAGGGCGATGTGGGTTTTTTGGCCCTTAAAAAAGAGCTGCGCAAAGCCCAGGGCAGTTACGTGACGGTCGGTATTTTGGAGCCGGAACGGCGCTACCCGCTGCCGGTAACGCGGCCCAAAAAGGGCGGCGGCAAGGCCAGCGGCAGCGCGCCCATTGGGGCCACCTTGGGCCAGGTGGCCGTCTGGATGGAGTTCGGCACCCACGACCGGCAGGGCAACCCCATTGTGCCGGCGCGCAGCTTTATCCGCAGCCCCATCGACCGGGGCCTGGCCGCCATTGAGCGGGTGAAGACCAAAGCTTTGCAGCAGCTGGCCCTGGGGGAGATTACTTTGCAGGTGGCCCTGGGCCGCCTGGGGGCCGAGTGCCAGCGGCGCATGCAAAACGCCATTGTGAAGAGCGAGACCGGCCCGCCGCTTAAGCCCAAAACCTTGGCCCGCAAACGCAAGCTGGGCCAGCCAGACATTCCCCTTATCGCCACCGGGCTGCTTAGAAGCAGCATTGCCTTCGCGGTCACGCTGGCGGGCGGCGGCGGCAAAACCAAGAAATAACAGGGGTGCCCCATGTGGAATTTAGACGGGCCTGTCGAGCTGCTTGATTTTGACGAGCAGCTGCAGGTGGCCCGCCAGGGCCGCCAGGCCGGCGCGGACGTACTGTACCAGGATGGCCTGCCCACCGCCGCGCACCCGCCGCAGCTGTTTACCATTGTGGCCACCTGGCAGCCGATGGGCGGTAAGGATCTGCTGCTGCTGCCGGAAAGCTTTAGGGAGCACGAAAGCGCCTGGCTGTGGCAGCCCCACTATGAGGGCGAGCAGGCCCCACTCACCGCCGACATCGGGGATGTGGTGCTGCGGCTGGGCAAAACCTACCAGGTGCAGGGCGCCGAAAACTGGGGCAGTTACAGCCGCTGCATGTGTGTGCGGATTGATGTGGGCCAGGCGGCATTCTTAACCGAGCCGCCGGCGCTGTATCCCCCAGCCGACTAAGTATGGCCCGGCCCGGTTTTTTGATACGCTTCCCCCATGCCTGGGCCAACACCACCGATTGATTACGCGGCCACCCGGGCCGCCCTCGTCAAAGCCGTGGCCCAGGCCACCGGCCTGCCGCCCGGCCATGTGCTGCGTGCCCAGGCCCAGGGTCCGGTGCAGCCGCCGCCGGGCCGCCCCTACTGCAGCTTTGCCTACCGACTGGCCAGCCTGCGCACCGGCTTTAGGGACCAGGTGGTGTACGCCCCAGAGTTGGGCCCCACCATGTGGCGCTACCGGGGGGCTCGGGGCATTGCCATTGATTTAAATTTTTACGCCGACGACCAAGACGTGGCCTACACCCTGGCCAGTTGCATGCAGGGGGCCCTGGGCCAAGCGCCCACCCGGGCCCTTTTGGCCGCCGCTGGCGGCAGCGTGTGGCAGATTGGCGACGTAACCGACGTTACCGCCCTGGTGGGAACAGGCTACGAGGCACGGGCCCTTTTGGAGTTTCAGATGTGGCTCGGCTTTAATGGGCCTGTAGACCTGGGTACAATCGAGCAGGTGAGCGTGTACGGCGACGTGCACGGCGAAACAGGCGAGCTAAAGGCCGAATTAATCGTGCAAACCACCGAAGGGTAACGACCGCATGGGCACCATCGACAATTTTATCAACGTAACCGTTTCTGCCCAGGCCAGCGCCGTGGCGGTGGAAAGCTTCGCCATCCCCATGATTTTGGGGCCCACCGACGCAGGCTGGGGGGACGACTACACCCGCGCTTACACGGACCCCGCCGGCCTGCTGGCTGACGGCTTTACCACCGAGAGCCCAGAATACGTGGCCGCCCAGGCCATGTACGCCGGCAGCGTGACCCCCACGCAGTTTTACGTGGCGCGGCGCACCAGCGGCACCGTGGCCACCGACTTGGCCAACGCCTACGGCCAAAGCGACGCGGCCTATGGGCTGGTGCTGGCGGGCCTGCCGGACGCCGATATTTTGCCCACCGCCGAGTACATCGAGGGGCACAAGAAGCTGTTTTTGGCCAGCAGCGCCGATCCGGCCATTGCCCAAACCGGCACCGAGGATTTGCTGAGCCAGCTCAAGGCTGCCGGCTACCAGCGCACCGGCTTGGCCTTTACCCCCGCCAACCCGGACAACACCCTGGAGGCGGCCTGGATGGGCAGCCAGTTGCCCGCCACCCCCGGCAGCAATAACTGGGCGTGGAAACAGCTGCCCGGCATTAAAGCTGACAGCCTGACGGCAAACCAGATGGGCGTGCTGGTGGGCGTGCCGGTGGCCGGCGTGATGGGCAAAAACGGCAACGTGTACCAGACCCTGGGCGGCGGCAACGTCACCTTCCCCGGCATTGCCGCTGGCGGCCAGTATTTTGACATCACCGTTGGGGTGGACTGGCTGCAGGCCAACCTGCAGGCCGATATCCTCTCGGTGCTGATCAATAACAGCAAGGTGCCCTACACCGACGAGGGCGTGAGCCTGTTCCTCAACGCGGTCAACCAGCGCCTGCAGATTGCTGGGGCCAATGGCCTGCTGGCCACCGACGACCCGGCCTACCCGCTAACCGCCACCGCCCCCCGGGTGGGCGCGATGACCGCGAATGACCGGGCCCTGCGCAAGGCCCCGCCGATCAGCTTTACCGTTCGCCTCAAAGGCGCATTCAACACCGTTACCATCAAGGGCACCGTGCTGGCCTAACCCAGCCAATTGGAGACACAGACCATGGCAACCGATTTTGCGACCTACGACCCAGCCCTCGTGAGTGTGGTGTTTGGGCCGAAGATTTTAACGGGCTTTGCCCAGGACAGCATTGTGACGGTGGAGCGCCTTAACGACACCTGGACCGACCAGGTGGGCGCACGCGGCTACGTGAGCCGGGCCCGCAATGCCGACCGCCGGGGCACCATCACGGTTGTTTTTGACCAAACCAGCCAAAGTAACGACGACCTGAGCGCTATCATGCTGCAGGATGAGCTCAACAGCACCGGCGTGTACCCCATTCTGGTGCGGGACGCCTCTGGCACGTCGGTGGCCAGCGGGGCCAGCGCCTGGCTGACCCGGCCCGCCACCATCGAGATGGGCAACGGCATTTTGGGCCGGCAATGGGTGTTCCGTGTGGCGGTGCTGGCCATGGCCGTGGGCGGCAACAGCTAATGATTGACCAGGGCAAGGGGCGCGCAGCGCGGGGCCATCCCTGGCTGCGCGGCCCTGTGCCCCCGTTTGACGAGCAGGAGGCGGCCGACCGCCTGGCCGCCCTGCACCTGGCCCTGCTGCGCATGCGCGCCAGGCACCAGGGTGATTTACAGATGTGCGAAAACGCCGCCGCCTGGGCCCAGGCTTTGGCCGACCGGGTTTTTCGGCTCCATCAACCCAAGGAAAATGCGGACCATGCAGATCAACAAACTCGGTGACCACGGCCCCTACAGTGTGGCCCTTAAATACGCCGACGGACAGACCTACACCTTCGAGTTTGAGAAGCTGGGCGCCGAGAAGGCCACCGATCTGCTGCTGGACATTTTAAGCGTGGTCGGCGACGGCCTGGGGGCCCTGACCAGCCTGCTGACCGGCAACCGCGACGCCCTCGATTTGGATCTGGGCAGCGCCCCCATGGAAAACGTGGTGCGCAAGCTAACCAGCGGCATGACCCGGGACCGGGCCCTGACCAAGCGCCTGCTGCGCAGTTTGAGCAGCGACCGGGTGATCTGCAACGGCGCGCCGGTAAATTACGACCAGTTTTATGCGGACAAACTACCCCTCAGCTTTATGGCCGTGCGCGCGAATTTAGAGGTGCAGTTTGGCAATTTTTTCGCCGCAGCCGCTGGCGTGCTGGCCCCGCAAGGTCAGAGCCCAGCGGCCCCCCAAAGCCCCAACCCAAGCTGAATTTTAACTGGTGGTACTGGCGGCCCGTGGTGGCTGGCTTTGGCTCCCTGATGGATGTGCGCCGGGTTTGGAGCATTGACGACCTGGCGGACGCCCACGAAGTGCTAGATGTACGCGAGGAGGCCGAGCGCAAAGCCATGGCCCCCAAGGATAACCAGGGCTGGAGGCCACGGTGACGACACTACGCGAGCTGGTAACCAAGGTTAGTTTTGACGTGAAACTCAGCCCCCTCGAGGGGCTGCAGCGGACGTTGGACAAGGTGCAGGGCCGCCTGACCCTGCTGGCCGGGGCGCAGGTGGTGCGGGGCCTGGCGGATTTGAGCAGCCGTTTCGGTGGCTTTGCGCTGGACCTGCAGAACACCGCCGGCGCGCTGGGCATCACGACCACAGAATTCCAAAAGCTGGGCTATGCGGCCGAGGCCAGCGGCGTGAGCCAGGACGCCCTGGCCGGCACCCTGCAAAACCTAAATAAGCAGCTGTACGAGGCGAAGCTGGGAAACGAGGGCGTGGGCCTGGCCTTTGCCCAGGCGGGCATTCGTCCCGAGCAGCTGGCCAGCTTTGAGAACGCCGAGCAGGCGCTGTACGCCCTGGGGGCCAGCCTTAACCATATCAAAGACCCCA